TGAATCAGTAAATTCTTCTGTTAAGTTGTTCTCATTCATATATGAGATTATTTCCTGCTCCAAGGCTTTCTGAATGTTACTTGCTTCTTCTGCCATAGCCTTATACTTTCTTACTTCCTCAATCTTTTCTTCTAATTCTTTCTTTGTCATACACATAATGACTACCTCCTTAATGATGAAATTATTTTGTTGTTGTAGGTCTGTTGTCCTTGACCTTGACTACACTATACACCCATATTCGTGCACTGTCAACACCTTTTTTCGTGAATACACCTAAAAAAGTGCACAAAAATATTTGATGAATTTTGTGCAAAAGTACACGAATATCCGTGTTGACAAATACACGAATAAGGGTGTATATTTATATCAACAACAAAACATTATCAATTTTTTAAAGGAGGTTTTTCTTATGAGAATTACTAGAAAACAATTAGAAACAAAGGTAAACAGTTACAACAGTATTTCAGATATTAAGTTAAAACTTAATGATGATGTAATCGGTGCTATCAATCTTTATACAGAAGATAACAACAGAATAGCCACCGCAACAACAAAAGATATGTTTTATATATTAGATGTTCTAATCAATGTTAAAGCATTAGAAAGAAACAATTAAATAATATAGGCGGTTGAAATATACCGCCTACAACATCAGAAAGAAGGTTTTAATATGAAATATTTTAATAATGTAAATACACTGGAAGAATTAAGAAAACAGTACAAAGAACTATTAAAGAAATACCATCCAGACAACCCAAACGGAAGCACAAAGGCAACGCAAGAAGTCAATGCAGAATATGACAACCTTTTCAAAGTGTTAAAGGATAGACACGAACACAAGACAGAGCAGACAAACGACACCGACAAAAAGAGTTATGATAATATGAAGTATGATTTTTCAGAAGATGAAAAGTTAAGGGAAGTTTTACAAAGCATTATCACATTACAGAATATCAATATTGAAATAGTCGGTTGTTGGATATGGGTGGACGGCAACACATACGAACACAAAGACACATTAAAGGCTTTAGGGTTCAAGTGGGCAAGAGAAAAAAAGAAGTGGTATTTTCATACAGAATCATTCAGAAAAAGAAGCCACAAAAAATTATCTATGGACGATATACGGAACTATTACGGAAGTACAGAAGTACAGACGGAAGAAGTCAAGAGGATAAAAGAAGCCTAAAAAATAAAGGGTGTAGCCGATGAAGTTACACCCTTATTTTTTATAATGTTCTTTATTGTTATATATTCCTACTGGTTTAGTATGATATAGCGTGTCGGGGTAGTAAAAACCACAAAAGGGATCTATTTTTCTCCGCTGCCCTATAGTTGGTTGTTCTATACAGTAACTTAAAAATTTTACCTCTCCGATATTTTTTACCCTCATATCCTTAGAGAAAATCAATAGAAATCGCACCAAATCCGCTTCAAAATACATCATAGGTAAACTTAATCAGCTACGCAATTACAAAGCCGATTTGACCTCAAAATCACTTATTTTCACAAAGGATAATAGCATATAACACAGGGAGGGGGTACACTTAAACCACAGGAATTTAAGTACTATCATATGCTGGGGTACTGTAAAACTATGGCAGAAATAAGTACATAGCATTCAACAATACCTTTACAAGTTTATAGAATATTCTTACCCTTTAATTCCTCGAAAATCTCATTATACATTTTTTCAATAATTTCAATCTTATATGATATTGGACTATCATTTGATGGATTTTTCATTACATTATTTTGTCTTACATACTCCATTGTCAAATCATATGCTACCTTTTTACGTGCCTCTTCTGAACTCATAATAAATACCTCCTATTTCTGATTACATATTAAAATACGCATTTTTTAAATTTACTGGCTCTGTTCTGCGATACTCTTCATACTCATTGTTAAGTCTATCAAGTTCCGCTTTTAATTCCTTCTTCTTTGAAAATGCAAATAATCCTTGCTGTTTCAGTTCATCATTTTTAGCAGCTATAGTATCCATATGTTTTTTCAGACCTACATTATATTTATCATATGCTTCTTCATAAGCAATTTTTTTCTTTCCAAGCTCTTTTATATAATCCAGTATCAATGCAATCATCTTATCCGCATATTCTGTTTGTACTTCTGCCAATGTGGTTTTTGTACTATCCTTATATTTTATATCGTCAATACTAATCAATCCCATAACTGACAGATTTTCATATTGCTTATCATCAACAGTATTTCTAATCCATGAATTAACCTTATCTCTTACACTCTCTTCTAAAGTTGAAGCAATCTTATCTCTATCCTTATTGATATGATCCTTAATCCAAGTGCTCAATCTTCTCGAATCAACGCACACTAAAAATATTTCGTGATAGTCATTTTTGATTTTACTGATAGTGCTTTCATAGAATTTTTTTAATATATCTGTCTCGCTCTTATCCTGATAGTAAGCCAATACCTCTATGTAATCTTTTGCTTTTTCAAGGTCGTTCAGATTACTTTTAATCTTTTTCTCAATTATTCCTACAAGCATTGTTTCTTGATGGAACTCTTTAGCACCTTTCATAGTATCAACATCAAATAGTCCATATGTCATTACATCAGCATAAATATCTGGATTAAATGGACAAATCTTATATGCTTCTACTAATACTGCCTTTTTATCATCTACCAGCTTAATATTTTTCAATAACTCCGCTGATTTATTTAAGCTGTAATCAGATAATTTATCACTATCAAATATGCCTTTTTCCTGCAATTTCAAAAGATAGATAGCCATAAGTTCTGTTACAAATGTGTTAAAGGCTTCTGCTATTTCTGGATAAATTTCAGTAGCATAAAACTGGATATACTGTTGTTCTTCTCTTGAAAGTGTACTTCTATTTAATTCTCCTATTGCTTGCTGATATTGTCTATCAGCCTCTTTTGCTTGCCTCTTTAATGTACTATATTCCATTGCAGAGAATGTTGCATGAGCCAAAAAGCTATTAGAAATCAATCCATATCCAGAACCTCTAATATTAGATGCAGCAGATGAATAAATGCTATCCTGTTGCTCCATCCAACTATTTAAAGAGGATAACATTATTTTTCGTGTACCTTCCTGCATCTTATCTCTTACTTGAATGTATTGCTTATAACCTTTGTTCTCATATATAACATCTGATTCAGTAACATCATATACACCGATTTTAGATAAAGTGGTAATGAATTTTTTGCCTTCATTTTGCAAATCCACTTCAAATTTTTCGTGCATATCAGTATAAGAGTTATCACCTTCTGCCATTGGTTTTTTCTTCATTGTGACTAAAAGTTTGTTCATCAATCTATCGCTGATTTTCTCAAACTCATTACAGTAAGTAACATACTGTGCCAATTCCCCAGGGAATGAATAGCTTTCACCTAAAAAGGTTACATTGATAAGGCTGTTTGTATCTCCCATAAATGAATTCTCCTCCAAGTTTAATTTAATAACTCTATTATATCCCTTTTAACGAAGATATTCAATTCAAAGAATACAAAGTACACTTGTTTCATATACTAACGAAACGGAGGTGCTATGATGATTGATTATTCCCCATTCTGGAATACGCTTGAAAAATCAAGTGAAAACTGGTACACACTTACAAATAAATACCATATGTCACACAGCACACTCCATAGATTGAAACATAACAAAGATGTATCAACAAAAACACTTAATGATTTATGTAGGATTCTTCAATGTGATATTTGCGACCTTGTAAAATATGTTCCATCTGATACAGATCAACCATTATAAATTATTATTTGGAAAAAAATAGGGCATACCCGATAACCTATCTGATATACCCTTTAATAAAACTATACAACCAAATTGTTATTACAATAAGTTTCATTCCAGCACAAACATATTTCTGATGCTTCTTTATGTAACTGCTCCATCTCATCACTCCAAATATTATATTTTTGAAGTAACTTTCTCAACTCATGATATTCATCATTTTCCTGTAATATAGTAGCCATTGAAGCTCCAAAACGTGCCGTCCTTGTACACAATCTTAAATTATTCATGCATCCATTAATTATTCGATTCCGTTTTCTGGTATTAGTAAGAATTTCATCTCCTAACTCAATAGTATCTTCATATAATTTATCTATTTCTTCATTTAGCTTATTTCCGATGACAAAACGAAGCTTGACTTTTTCTTCTGTATCATTAATTCCTAACACCGCTATTGATACTTTTCCTAAACTATCAGGATTTTTATCATAACTAAAATACCGGTAGCTTTTCATATAGAAAAACTTTTTAGGATCATTTTTCGTTGGATCAACAATAGGTTCTTTGTATGTGTCATGCTTTGACTTTTTCTTATTACAATGAGCACATGATGGCAAAAGATTTTCCCACACAACAACCTCATCTGGATAAGTATCTTTGTCATGATAATGTTCGACATGCATTTCACTACAGCCGTCACCTATTAATTCTTCACAATAACAACATTTATTTGAAGACATTTTTAACAATCCATCTTTAATATACTTTTTATTCCAAACCGTTTTTGTTTTATCTTTCTTGAAAATGTTTGTTAATTGTATCTGCACATCTTCTGTTAAAGCTTCTGGTTTGCTAGTACGCTTAATTTTTATCATTTCAATCCTTCCATTCTGCCACTTGTATTTCTAATAGTTGTAATAACGGATTATTGGGATGTAACATTTCTTTTAAAACACTATAATTTTGTAATATTTTCTCTTGATCTTCCTCATTCATAGCTTTATCAAATTTATGAATAGTATCCATATACAGCTGAGAATTTGTTAACGGCATTCCCATAACATTTTCTAATATTTCCTCTAACGTCCATCCTTGAAGCCCATATTTTCCTAAATTAAGCTCTTTTATACATGTATTCTCTTCTTTATCTTTATATAATGGAATAATTTCTTCTGCTTTTGCAGTTTGCAACACACTTGGACTATGCGTAGTTGCAATTATCTGTGCATTAGGGAAAGTTTCTTTTAACACATTAACTATTTTTGCTTGCCACTGTGGATGAAGATGTATGTCAATTTCATCAATCATTATTATACCATCAAAATCAACCGCATTTATTTCCGGGTATCTATACTCTATCTCTTTTATTATTCCTAACATAATAAAAATACATGATTTATAACCATCAGAAAGCATCTCAAAATAAATTTCATCATTTTTCTTTTTAAGAATAATTTCATAATCTGGTTTAGCAGTTTTTACACTCAAGTTATTATCTAATAAGTTAAATACTTTTTGACTTAACTTCAAATTGTTCATTTGATTTTCACTTAAAGAACTATCTATTTTAGAAAATACCAAACGATTAATAAACCATGCTTTTATGTCATTTTTTACTCCATCTATTAATATTTCTGCCGAATGATGATTATTTTTATCTTTTGTTTTCACTGCTGGTAATGCATCTAATTTCTGATAATTAATTGTACGAGATGGTGAAAAATAAATTAAATTATCTGTCTTGACATTATCTATATTATACCTTTCTATTTTTCCTGGAATAAAATCTTCTATCTCATAACCAATTGGGGTATCTCCTCCCTCTATCCAAATTTCAACATGTCCATTGTCTGAGCCATAATGCTTTTTTATAAAATAGTCATAGCCAAACACAAACTCATGTGCAATGGCTTTTAATATTGTTGTTTTTCCGACTCCATTTTCTCCGCAAATCAGATTAAGTCCCTTATTGAATTTTAATTCTAAATGTCTAATGCCACAAATATTATCAATTACCATTTTTTCTATTTTCATTTTAAAATCTCCATTCTTTATAATACATATATACGGAGCTACTAAATGTTCTATCATATCTGTACTATTTGTCATTATATCATCCTCATATTTTATCACCTTGTAGTATTATGAACAATACCTATTTCAATAGAAATATGACATACCAAGTATCTCTACCTGATATCCCCTATACTCTACTTTTCATGTGAACTATAAGGACGCACCTCATACTTAATCAGTGCATCAAACAGTCTGTCTGGTATCTTATCCCTATATCTTAATGCCAATACTCTAATATCGGATTCCTTGAATAACTTATACTCTTGAAACGCTTCTTCCTCTGTGTTCCAAGAGTGCAGCTTAACTTGTTTATCATGTCCAAATGGAGTGATCCTTGCAAAAAACTTATCTCTTGCTTTGTCGTAGTCAACACCGATAGCATAAACCTTTGCTGATTTATAACGGCTTCTTCTCTTTGTAGCACTTGCCAAGGCAGAATTGATAGTCTCAGGTAATATGCAACACTTATCTGGTGCATACTCTTTATTACCTCGACATAATAAGTCCTTATCAACTGCCATTCGTTCACCGCCACACTCATAGTAATTAGCAGAATACCATTCAGCAAAAGCATCTCTGCTATTCTTCCACTCGTCACACATATAAGCATCATCGTAGCATTGATTCACCAATAATGAACTACCACCATAACACCTTGCATAAATACCAGCCCATATAGAATAAGCTGGATTGCCTTTTACAGTATTGTAATCATAATATTCCTGCTCTCTTCCAAGCTCCGTAACTGTTTTAACGTGCTTTCTCAATAACTCATACTCTTCCGCAGATACATAAATCAGATTCTTGTAGTAGTTATTATTCATATTTTCGTCTATGTGCCATATCTTATTGCATCCTGTCGGCTTGATTAAGAAATACTTTGCTACAAGTATTTCTGGACTTGTCTCTTCATGTAAAGCAGTTCCATCAATATCATATGTTACAATCGTCCAATGCACACTTCTTTCTGAATTACCACTATCCATCTTATGAAAAAAGAATGTCTTATCTTTCCTCATATTATTTGTAAGTCTGCCATGATTGGAAATCCAGTAGTGTTGTGTATCTTCCAACTGTACAAACACTTCATCATCTCCAAGTAAATCTATATTATTTTTCTTTGTGTCAAGCACTTTATCATCTGATAACTTTATGTAATCTCTGAACTCTTTTCGTTCAAATCTTCTTCTATCTTTGACCTTTATATAAGCCATATTTCCTTTTTCTCCTTTATAAACTGCAAAGAGGCAGCAGGATTAAATCTGCCACCTCCGATTATTAGTCAATTTCAATCTTATAATTCAGCATACCTTCATACACATAATCTGGCACTTTACCCTTACACTTTTCTGCAAGGTCACAAATATAATCGCTCTTACCATTTATAAATCCAGTATGTGCTTCTTCCTCTGTGTCGAATACACCTATATCCATCTTCTTATTAAGAACATTCATTGATACTGAATATGTACCATCATCATTCTGCTGTATGTTGCTCTCAATTCCTCTATCCTCAAATACTGTATTCAAGAAATGCGTCATAAACGCACACGTTTCTGGACTGTAGATATTACCTTCCTTATAGAGTAAATCTTTGTCTAAATCGACCTTAGTTCCAGGAATATAATGTGCGTCAAACCATATCTTGAAATTCTGGTAGTTTAGCCATTCAATACAAACTTCCTTATCCATGTAATAAGGTTTTAATTTATGCACAACATCACTGTAGCACCTCTGGATCATATTCTTCCACTTGATAAATGAGTATGATTCATAATCAATATCTGAAGTATCAGCACCGACATAGCCGACACCTTCATAAGTTCTTTTATTATGCCAAGGTTTCCAATCATCGGGTTTAAACTCTACTGCATTGACAATCTCCATAATCTGTTTATCTGTGATTGCTCCGTCCTGTTCATGCACTCTCAAAATCTCACTGTATTGTTTATCTGTTACTGGGAATAAATGCTTGTAGTAATTATCCTTTGTATCATTGTTCTTATGCCAAACCATCGTATCATTTTTCATGTCATAATTGACAACGAACATCTGAATTACAAGGTCACTGGCAGTTACCTTCTCTTTCCTATATCCCCATCTGTTCTTAGATTTGAAATAAACATTCCTGTCAAGTGTATAGGTTAATTCCTTTGTGGCTCTTGAATATACACCTTTTACAAGCTGGTATGTTCCATCATTCAATCTCTGAATTATCCTACCATAATTAGAAGTCCATACAGATTTATAGTCAAACAAACGCACAAACACTTCATCTTTTGCAATAGTATCAATACCAGATTCCGACCTATACAAGATTTGAAAATGATATGGTTTCTTATATTTTCTCTGTATCTTCATTGACTTGTCTTTATGGTATATTTCTATGCCATCTGATAATCTCTGTTGATAACGCTTTTCTCGCCTGTCCTCGTTATAACAGTCTTTGCAGACACCATATATATAATTTTGTTTACTTTTAAATTTATCTAATGGAAGTTCTCTCCCACATTTCTTACATATTTTTGCTGTATTGTTCATAATTTGATTTTTCCTTTCGATAATAGACTTGCTCCATCGGAAGCAGTAAGAATTTTTTCAGAATCAGATTTGATTCTGGACATAATAAAAGAGTGCAAGTATCAACCTACACTCTTCTCACAAACAGTTTGATTTACAAACTCTATATTATTTTCATGTGTCAATGGATCAGCCTCGCCCCATTCATCTGCACTTTCCACAAAATCTTACGGAATGTTATCAAATACAGATAAATCCAATTTATTAGCTTCCTTAAATTTACCATCTGAATCCAATGTTTCTATTGGCTTATAATCCAACGACTTGTTATATTTACGACATTCTTCTAATAACTGCATGATTGCAGCAGGATTGTTTTGATACCTTTTCGCACCATTACCAAAAGCATTGTATCTGAGTTTAATCGACCTTCGATCAATCTTTTCATAATCATCTTCACACTCAACTGATTCCACATATTTTTCAACTTCTTGTATCACAAATGAAGCGTCTGCATATCTTCCATAGGAATTGTTGACCTTATGATATGTTCCGTCTGTCCTACGTTTCCTATGCCTGTAAAGATATATCAGCTTCATTTCTTCTAATTGCTCCAAGTAATCATTCACAGTACGTTTACTGCATCCCCATTGTGAAGCCATATCGTCTTGTGACATATGCCATTCTTTCATCTTATTATTGATTGTTCCAACCAAATCTACAAAGAATGTAAACAGATTAAAGGGCATTTTCGCATAAGTGAAAATATGTTGCATTTCCCATAATTCCACTACTACAAATTTCTGATTTTCAGTATCGACCTCTAATCCGTTATTGGAAATAATATAATTATCTCCATCCTGTTCAACTATTTCAATTATCTTTCTATCATTAAGAGACTGCAACGCACCTTTGATATTATCAGCAATCCTTCTGTCTCGTTTAACCGACTTATTCAGAAAACTTCCAGATATAAAATATCCAATGCCACTAACAGAAGTAATCAGATAGTCTTGCTTGTTGCTATATAATCCATTCAAGGCAGCTATCACAGATAACTCTTTTGAATCTAAATCAATTTCCTTACTTATAAAAATCTTTAACATAATAATACGTTGTCCTTTCTCCTAAGTACCAAAAATGGCAAAAATCGCCCTTTTATGTAAGAATCTAAGTGTTCAAAAGGGCAAAATCTGCCCTTTTCGGTACTGCTACTAAAGGAGATACATTTACTAAAAGAGATCCTTTTTATACCCCTATCGGGGTAATATCATCTACTTTGTATTATTTCTTTCTTCTTTGTACTGTTGGTCTAATTCATTGTACTTTTTGTTTATCAGAAATATAATAAATGTATTTCCTGTTTTCTCATGCTTACCACAGCCAATAGGTTTGATTCCATGCTTAAATAACCAGTTACATTCATCTAAGTCATAGTTATAGTAAATTCCTTTTGACATCTATAAATCCTCCGCTTGCTTTTAAATGATATTTATATAATATTCTCCGCTAAAGCTATGCAGATGATTTATGCTTTACTGATAAGCAGATAAAAGGCTCAACGATTATATGTTGTTCTATTCTGTGCGATTCCTCCACACATCTATAAATTGCATTATACATTTTCCTCCTTTTTGATAAATCAGAGGTCAAGAAATAGATTCGACATAAATGACGCACCTTAATAAACTGCTATATTCCACACAGATGTGGAAATATAATTAACCAGCCATTTTTCAGACCCGTTCAAATAACTCAAAGGATTTATCCCTTCAGTCATGTTATTTATTTTCTCATATTGGGAAATGTGCAGAATTGCATGTTAGATATTCTTGATCTCTGATACAGACTTTCTTTTACTTCCTGCCTGTTGGGAAATATCCATACATTTATTTTGAATCAGCGTATGTCTGCCGATTACACTAAAGTATCAATTATTGCTTTTATCTCATCAAAGCTACCAAAATACTGTGATTTTTCTTTTGGTGATTGACCATTATTATAAATAGCATATCTTCCAAGCCTTGTCACACTTCCACCATAAGCAGTTTTATCAACAATATAATACTTTTCGTCTAATCCTTTTTCTTTTAATAACCATCTTAACTTCCCACAATTAGAACGTCTTAAATGTAACAATCTATTCTTGAAATCATCCGAATTTTTCTTTCCAGATTTCTTTGTCAGATTCTTAGTTGTTTCGTTTGATACCTTATACATACTTAAAATTTTCTCTCTTGTTTCTTTAGCAACAGATTGTGCATTATCCATTTTCCACCATCCAAGCCACACTTTACAGATATTAAATTCTGTAAATTTATCTTCAACACTTCTATTACCTCTTGATAAAAAATATGCGACCTGCAACTGCTTTTCCTCTAAATCCTTAATCATTTTGAATCCTCCTTTATTTCATTTATTGCAACTCTGATATGGTTATTTACTATCTGAGATAACCTATCTATATTTAATTCTCCATATAGATTCAATAAATCACAAATATTTTCTTCTGTCAGAATTGCGATTCTATCTTTCAAATCAATCTTCTGTATCATTCTGGCTATCCCTCACAATCTCTGTAAGTCTTGAACCTGGTAAAATCTTCACTATCTTATGTTCTTTTTCCATAATGTTTTTTCCATAAGGTGCTATATATCTTTTTCGTGGCTTCTTTGTTATAGTTTTAAGTGTGAATATTTCTTTCAGAAACATTGATTCATCCTCTTCAATTACATCAACCATAACTTCCTTAAAAGCAAGCAACATTTCTTTTATGTCCTTCTTATAAAGACCTGTTTTATCGGCAATTCTGTTTACAATATCTCTCTGATTTACCATATATTCAATTCTCCTTCCTTTGATAGATTTTTACACGCATTATTCAGTTTTGTACCTGTTTTGATTTTCGCCTTGTATCGTGTTGGAATATTGACTATTGATTGATCCGCTACATTCTTAATCTGCTTTGATTTATATAGCTGTGGATAGATAGTCATATAACCTTTTAATTTGATGCTATCACCTTCAGATAAAATATCTGCTACAGTATCTAAAAATGCTGTCAAGATAATATCTGTTGTCTCTGGCGATATAACCAATCCATTCTCATTTTCAACTCTTTCAATAATTCGTCTTACAATACCAGGCTTAATAATTTCTTCTTTCAATCTGTTTCTTCCTCCAATTCTTCAAATGAAATCACTATTTCTTATACCACGTTATATAGTGGCTTAAATGTGCTTATATGGCTCATATTCGGCTTCAAATGACTTTTATGTGTATTTCCTTACATTTAATTTAAGGCACTAAAATAAGCCCACATACTCATAATAAATACAAGTATATGGACTTATTTAGATGTCCTAATATTCTATTTTTCATACCGATGCTCTCTGTTCATTTGTCCTAAAAATGGGCTAAAATCCAATGCTGTATTGCTCAAATCCTAGTAAATAAAGCACTTTGAACAAGAAGTTAGTCTCCTGCCGTGGCAGATGAATAAAACTCTAATCATTGTTTTGTTTCTCCTTAAATCTTCTTAGAAAGCCCTTTATTTAAAGGCTTTCTAAAGGGTTTGACTTTATAAGTTTTTATTTTTTCTTGTAACTTTTTCGTCTTTTGAACCAAATTTGGACCAATTTTAGACCAATTTAATTATAAAGTTTCTCTAATTTTTTGAACTCAACGTTAATTTGTTTTTGTATATTGATTATACAATTTTTGAGTTCAATGTTCCTGTTTTCATTCTCTCTAATTCATCTTTTGCATCCTCAAAACCAATATGGGTATATGTATTTAAAGTTACACCAATTTCTGAATGTCCCATAAGATATTGAAGTATTTTCGGATTAATTCCTGCTTTTGCCATATTGCTGCAATAGGTATGTCGGCATACATGAGGTGTAATCGTTGGAAGCTGTAATTTATGTCCTTCATTGTACTTTTCCACCGCTCTTTTCATATATTTTTCCCAATGTAATGCAACAATAGGTTTGTTATTTTTGTCTAGAAAAAGAAAGCCTGCATAGCCATCAACCATTGGTTCAATTTCAGGCGTTTTTCTGTTTTCTATAATTCTCTTAAAAGCATTTTTGACGTCATCGTCCATTGGAATCTTTCTTATTCCTGCTGTTGTCTTTGTTTTTTCAATAACATAAACCATATCCCTTGTTCTCTGTAACTGATGATCCACATTAATATAATTATTCTTAAAATCAATATCATTTATGGTAAGTCCACAAAACTCACTTATACGAAGTCCTGTATTAAACAAAAGATAGAATGCATCATAATAACGCGAGTAATGCTTATCACACTTGATAAATTCAAGAAATCTCTTCTCATTATCTTTTGTTAATGCCTGTCTTGGAACAGTATCATTAACAATTACAGAGCTTAATTCAAACTGAAATGGATTTTTAAGAATATTATCATCATCTACAGCCATTTGAAATGCCGGTCGTAAAACTCCGCGAATTACATGAATTGTGCTGTATCTTCTTCCTTCTTTCTGCAGTTTGATTAAAAATAACTTTGCATCGGATATTTTAATCCTTTTGATTTTCATTTTGCCAAAGGGTTCTTTTGCCAGAATATTTTGCACAAATCTGTAATTGGCTTTTGTGTTATGCCTAACACCTGTTTTCGTCTTTAGATATTTCTCCACTAACTGAATAACAGTCATGCCAGATTGAGTGATGCCCTGTAGGATTTCTTTTTGAATTTCTGTCTCAATCTCCCTTAATGGTCTTTCTAATTTCTTTCCATCAGACATTTTGTCAGCCTTCGTCAATCTCCAACTGTAAATAGTTCTTCGACAACCAAGACCATCGCTATACCTGTATTTATATCGTCCGTTCTTTTCCTGGGTTTCTCCAACAAAAAGAATACGGCCTTTTGAATCACGTCTCTTTGAATAACTCATATTCCTCCTATTCAAGAAACTGTGATGTGATGTATTGTTAGTATAACATACTTCTCACTCATATGTTTATAGATTTCATTCATCACATCACTTTCTTATAGTTATTTTTTTCCTTAATTGAATATATAAATTACTTTTATATTGCATCAATTTCATCTATGTATTTTTCAAACAATACTCTTTTAATCTGAACTCTGTTTCCATTCCAAAGTAAATAATCTGCTGTTCTATCCTCATCCACTATCTTTCTTAATTTATTCTCACCAATGCGAAAATAAGCTGCGGCTTCTTCAATAGATAATGTGTACTTTTTCCAATATGGAATTGTCATTTTATCACTCATGCTGCCCTCCCTGCAGAATTTCTGCTATTAATCGTTTGTTATATCCTTTATCTAAATTAGAATTTTCCTTAAAAAGAATTGGAACATAATTTTCCTCAATTCTACAATATATTCTTGCCAGTTCTCTGCTTTCCGGATGTTTAATTTCATCCAATGTTAAATTGGTTGTGATAATCATAGGTTTCTGATGAGTCAATCTGTCATCTATAATTTTGTAAATGATTTCAAGATTGTACTCTGTCTTTTTCTCAATTCCTAAATCATCAATAATCAACAAATCGTACTCCTGCAGCCTGTCAAGAAAACTGTTCTTGTCAATTTCTTTAAATACATCTTTTATGGTATCCGATAGTTTTATAAGCTTGGCTGAATAACCCCGCCTCATAATATAATTTGCCACTGCACAAGCCATATAAGTCTTGCCGGTTCTAAACTTTCCCCAAAACAATATTCCTGCACTTGTATCATTATATTTATCAAAATTCTTTGCTAATTTTTTAGCGTAATCAAAAGTTTCTGATTCATCAGCCGAAGATTTAAAAGTACAATTATAAAGAGAAGTAAATTTTCCAAAGCAATCCTTCTGTCTATTCTTAAACTCCTGCTCTTCTTTCTTTGCTTTCATAATACGCTCATTTTGTGCAATTCTATTTCTGACACACAGGCAATTCCTTGCAACTAAGAATGTATGTCCACTAAAGAAATTTTTTCTTATAGACTGAACCGGTTCATTACAGGTTATACAATATTTAAGGCCATCTTCACCTAAATATGTATTTTCATGGTTGTGAACCTTTTCATTTTCTATTTGATTCTCAATTAACTTATTTATAGCCTTTTCCACTTAAAATCCATCCCCCTTTGTATAATTAAACTCATCTTCAAAACTATATAAATTATTTATATTCTTATTGTTATTATTCTTATTGTTAGTGTACGATTTTTTATAGGTGTCATATGTAGTTTCTGACTTATTAAATCTATTATTTATAGTTGGTGTAATATCCACATTTTCGTATGTACACGTTTCATTATTCATAGACTCAACAAGCTTTACATAAATATGATTAACCCTGTCAAATCCATTTCTAACACGCTTAATTAAATCGTTATTCTCCAAACTTCTAAGAGACTTAAACACTGTAGATTCCGACTTTCCAACGTACCTTGCCAGCTTTGCCGCTTCAAATACAATGAATATATGTCCTTCTTTATCAATCCACTTATTCTTTTGAGATAAGGTAGTTCTTCCAAGAAGTGCAACGTATACCAGCTTATCCGTATCACTTAAATCCATATTCCAAATGTATTTAGGTAAAGGGTCAAAAGTTGGAAGTTTTGTGTTTTCCATTATAAATTTAGTCATTTTCATTCACCTCGCTTTTGCCGTGTTACTTATTTTTAAATCATCAAGAAACAATGGCATTATTCTGTATTTTGGCATCTTACTATTAATATTTATTTTTTCAAATTCCATTTGCATCCTCCTGTATTTCTTTGCATTACAATTGCAATTGTGTGGTTCAAAGTTACCTTTGAAATTAAATATCATATATTAGTCTTCAACTACTTAAAAGGTAGCACCACTACTACTTTTAAGATGTCAAAAATAACTCTGATAGAACGATTTTAAAATAGATTTGGTTGCAGAAACAGTAAGCGGTACTATACCTTTTGATGCTAAATTGAGTTGTTTTAAAATTTGAGTTGTTAGTAGATTTGTCATAAAAATATGAGATTTCACCGATTTGAAAACTTTGTGACATGATGTCGCAAAGTTAATATTTGATTGTTTGTATTATTTTTTGTAGTTTGCAAGATACGCATTTGTAGCTACAATTCCGTCTTGCAAACACACTCTTAAGCGACGTGATGTTCATTTGCAAGATACGCAATTGTAATACAATCTTGTTAGGGGATACCCTAAGACCCTTGGAAATAAGATTTAATTTTAAATTTATATACATAAAAATAGCTACCGCATACTAAACTACGATAGCTATTAATCTATTTATTATTTAATTTTTTTACTGATTTTCACCCATTTACCATATACTTTATTAGTCTTTCCATCCCAATTTTTATAATTTCTAAAAGCTCTAATTCTAAAATAGTACTTTTGACCTTTTTTCATTTTTTTACTATATGAAACAGATGATTTTGACACATATATATTACTTGCCGAATTAAATGTCTTAGACTTACTAATTTGTATTTGATATCCATTAATCTTTCCCATCCTTTTCCAAGTAAGCCTCATTTTATTTCCATTAGATTTTGCTTTAAATCCTGAAACTTTCCTAACAGTTGGTTTAACAATCTTTGATACATTAATATTTACATTTACTATCTTTGTTATTCCATTTTCTGTAAAACTTACTGTTATGTATTTGGTGTTTGGTGTAATTTTTGTCACTTTATCGATCGTATAATTAATGTTTTCTATATTGCTATATTCCACCGCTCCGTTTGTCCATATTTCCTTATATGTTGCACCAATCCTTAAACCTGTCGGATTGAATCTTTCACCTTCCACATATGATATCTTAGTTGGATAATCAATCACATATATTTTATCCAGTTCTCTTTTGGCTATATAAGGATTTACAGTTACATCAACGTTCGCTGTCTTTGTCACTCCACCATAAGTATATTTAACAACAACATATTTATCCGTTGACGACAACGCCTTAGCATCAACAAAAAATGGAACATTCTTTTCCGTCACTGTTGTAATGGTGCCATTTGACCAACTAACATTAAAACTTGCACTTACATCCATTCCTGCTTTTTCAAAGTATTCGCCTTCATTATATAGTACTTTTGTTGGTTTTTTATCAATGTTAATACTTTTAAGTGTTCTACTCACTTCGGTTGGGCTTACTGTAATTGAAACATCAGTTGTTTTTGTTATCCCATTTTCTGTATAAGTTACCTTCCAACTATAATCACTACTCTTCAAACTAGTTGTTGTGTCAACAATAAAATCATTAACTTCTTTTGTTGAATAATCAATTGTTCCATTTTTGTACCTGTCTAAATAAGTTGCCTCAATAGCAAGACCCGCTTTATTGAATTTTTCGCCTTCAACATATGTAGTAACATAAGGTTGATTTTTTACTCTTAATGAATATAAAACAGAACTAACTGGAACCTCTTCTTCTAGAATATTCAAATATGACATAGCCTTATTTGAACAATTTAAAGCATCAACTTTACTGCGAAACTGTAATTCTGAAACAGTGTCTTTCAAATTAGAGTATATACTAGAATTTGTATATCTCTCATTAATAATATTTACATTTGCCACCCACTTATAAGCAGAAATACTTGCCGTATCTTTGATAGAGTTTCCTTCTTCAATTACACTTTGAACTGTTATAGGATTTCCGTTGATTGCATCTCTGTAACTCATCAAGTGTCCAATAATTTTATTTCTCAAATTATTAGAATCTACATTTGCATAAAACTGAGCATCTTGACAATACTCTTGTATTTTATATAAAAAATAAAGTATAACCATAAAAATGCTGATTATCTCCAATTACAACATACCCTGTTTTCAATTCTTTTACAAAATAAGGATTATCCCCATTTTTTATCATTTCTATTCTGTCACATATTAAACACATATCGCTCTCTTCTCCTTATAAAACTATTTTTTGTATATTATTTTTCTTAGTGCCGGACCACAATATTCATGTGGCACAATTTTAAATCCTTGTTTTACGTAAAACTGTTCTTTTCCTATTTCTGATAACAACTGTACACTTACACGACTTCCATTACTCATATATCTGCTTTAACGAATTCACAACGTCCTCATTTTTTAATCCATATTCCTTTAAAGAATTCTGATCAAATGGTTCTTTATCCAAGGCTTGAATAAAATTATGTATATCAGCATTTACTGTTGTTGGCAAATCTTCTATTTTCTCAAGCATAAGCTCCGAAGCGATACGTAAAATATCTTTTTTGTGCTTTTTTATATCACTGGAATCGACTTTTTCTCCCATTTCTTTTCTCATTTTTAAATCAAGATATGCTTTCGCTTTGAAAAGAATTATATATTCAGGTCGAAGAATTGACAGTCCATTTCTCAAAACCTTTCCATCAATAAGTACTTTATAATAGTCGTCATTTAACAGTATCGCCGATAAGCTAGATATTTCATCATCTATATGAATTGGTGTAATTCCTTCTGCTTTAATTAATTCAAAATCACTTCTGCAAAACAATTCAATCATTTTGGGAAATGAATCGTCTTCCGGTTTATCAAACCTATAAAACTGAGGCTTTCCGCCATTTGTTGACTTATTTCTATATTTTCCATCTAAAATAAATTGCCATAGCTTCCCTCCAAACTCTGGTGTAAGTGCTTCAATAATTAAAACCATATCTAAATCTCTTGTGGCTCTAAAGCTTGCTTCATTGCTTTCAAATTCAATGTCACATGCTGCTCCTCCGATCAGAACATACTGTTTTTCATAATCAGCAAAATATTTACGAAACGTATCTAATCCCTTAACCATACATACTCCTCCAGCATCTCTTTTGTTGAAATGTTAACCCTTTCTTCTTTCTGCTCATCCTCTGTTTGTGACAATGCAACACTTAATGGATCTTGTAACCCTTTTCCATCAAAATCAATAAAATATCCAAGTTCCAGCACCACACAGCCAATTTCTTCTGACATATCAGCCTGTCTTATATTTTTTATTCCACTGGCAGTAATTTCTTTCTTTGTTACAGCATAAGTAGGATAGTTATTGTCGGACAAAAGAGAATACTCACACAATGCAGTAATTCCTGCTCTCTTGTCAAGTTTAATATCTTCACTAAGAATGAATTTTTTAATCACAGGATTTCTAAAAATATTTCTTATCTGTTCCCAAAAAAGTTTTCTATCATCAGGAACAGTAATTATTCTGGATTTTCCTTTCATTCCTAATACGTCAATATTTAAACATTCCAATTCATCAAAACATCTGCTTGCAGATTTTCTTGAAACATTTAATTTTTCCGCTGCTTCAGATACTTTTACGTCTCTCCATCTTTCATAAATAGCTATCAAAAGCATTTTTTGTGTCAAAAACGAAATTAAATGAACCGGTGCTAATTTTCTTTCATTTGCATTATTCAACAAATATCCAATAAACGGGAGAAACACCTGTTTTTTCTTAATTACAAAAGGTATCCCTTCTTCCATCATTTTTTCTTTAATATAAAATGTTGTATGCTCAAGAAAAATTGCACAATTTAATCCTGCAACTTTTTCTAACTTTGCTCTATCTTTACGTAACATAACAAGACCAACTTCCACTTTGGGTTGTATTGCCATCCATAAAATACCATTAGTCTTCACTTTAAAAATATCATATCTTCCCCTGTAAACTAACGGAAGTTCTTTATAGATTTCTTTATCTTCTGTTATTGTTACATTCTGTTGTAATGATTTTTCTAAAAATTCTTTCATGTTAACCACCTTTTTATAAACGTGACTTATTTTATGTCACATTTATAATTTAGCACATATTTTATTATTGTTCAATATAATACTTTTTAATAATCTTAGTGTGCACTTAAATGACTTTTGCAGCTATAAATAACATACTTTGCAATCTTATCAAGTTATAATAGTACTCGCCAAGTCTATATTTATAATTTTATCTCGCTACTAATGAAAAAAATAGGGAACTTTTATTATTTTTCTCATCAATAAAGTTCCCTAGATTTTTATATTCTATTCTTTTCCATCACACCACAGTCTCAAACTACCATTGGTCTAAATTTGGTCTAAACCAAGCTACCTCAAAACAACAACCGCCTTGTTTAAAGGAGTTTACACGATTTTCGTCAATTCTGCCGTGGCAGATAAATAAAACTCTAATCATAAATTTCTCCTGTTCTAAAATGCCCTGTATTGCCGGGTTTTGCGTTGTTTTATCGACTTTTCCGGGCATCGTATTTTTCTTCTCTAAAACTACACTTTTTGCAAAATAACGCAAAACGGAGCAAATCAATGCCTTGTGTAGTAGTCAAATCGTAGTCAGTTAAGGGGGTTCAGACTACGGATGGGGGTGTGCATTATTTAACATAAGGGTGTGCAGAAATCATCTATATCCCCTTTTTATTATTGACTATCTATATTAATTAAATTTTCATAAATTTATCATTCCTTTTAGGATAGCATGATCTGGTAATCCTCTTATCCCCAAATAATCATCTTTCGTTTTTCCAATATAACCATTACAATCCGAAACAAAACTCCAATCGTATGTTGCTTTAGGACTTTGAGATGAATCAGGATATTTATTATTTACATCTATTTCTGTTGATGATATTATCCAATCCAACCCTTGTTTATTTTTATTATCATCACTTTCATCCTCTTTAAAAACATGACTAAAATAGCCATTGATTATACGCGGTCCATTTACATTAAAAGCATTATCAAGTTTCTTTGCTAATACTGTACTTGTACAATTGAAATCACCTAAACAAATAAAACTATTATTAATACCTTTCAAATGTTCTTTTAAATATTCATATTGCTTTTCTTTTGTATTACCGCTTGTTTTAATACGGATTCCAATAATACTTAACTTCTTTCTTTCAATTTCAATATCAACTTGTAAAAATTCAGGAATCTCAATATTTGAAATATCATTTGAAACAACTGAAAACAATTTATAATTGATTGTTTTTCTTATACCTATGCAAACTTGATTATAGCCTTTAGAACAATAAGACGAACAATATATGTCATATTCGGATTCCAATGCATATTGAAAGTCTTCCCATCCTTTGGTCTGACAAAATTCCGTAAGTACAAATACATCTGCTGTTTTTAAGTAATTTACAACAAATTTGGGAATTTCATACCCCCTTCCACCCATTGCATGTAGATTCCACTCTAAATATTTGATTTCCATGTTTACTCCATAATTTCCAATTTATCTGCTTCTTAACTTGAAATTTACCTTCTAATACTATAAATACTTCTTAAATGCCTTCTTCATCTTCATGCAAATATCCATAATATAATCAAACTGCTGTGACCACGCAGCACGATCATCCAATATCACTTCTTTTTCAATAATAATACGGCTTGCCTTTCTTTCAGGTAGTTCTCTCCAATCAAGAGTAACTCCCATTACTAATTCAATCTCATCTTTATGCAAAAACAAACTTCTGAAAAGTTCCTTATCATCATTTATGTACAATTCAACATCAATTGCATTTCTTTTTTGAATTTGAGATACTGCGATATGACAAGCTGATGAACCAATACTAAAATCCATCCAGTGGTCTGTTGTTGGTTTTCTCTTATTAAATGCTTTGTTAAATTCTGCGTTCTGAAAGGCATAATCATTGAACGCCTGCCAATATTCCAGCCTCTGCTGCTGTGTTGGATTTGTAGCAGTTGTCTTCTTAATCTCCTTCGTCCAATCATTTGGTCTTTCCACTACTGTAAATGATGGAGCAATATCAGAATCTCCTATCTGGAACAGCTTTATTTCACACAAGAAGAATCCAATCTTGTCATCCGTATGGTTATTAAGCCACTCAACTGCTGCCTTGTGTTCCTCTCGTGCGTGTTTTACTACCCAAATAACCACGTCTGCGTCTTTCCCGGATGCATAAGTAATCAATTTGCCAAGATGGTCATGATCCGTGTCTTCTAATTGATTTTCAATGATAATCTTTCTGTCGGTGCCTGTTTCAGATGCATAAATATCAACATTGAAATCTCCAACAGATGATTCTGTCTCATCAACTGTAATATCAAGACCAACAGCATCTGCAAGCAGGTCAACATTCTCCGCTACCCAAGGGGTAAAGTTCAAAGCCTCATGTGGCCACACACTTCTTAAATCAGTTATTTCCTTTAATGTACCCAAGTTTATCATTATGCCTTATCCTCCAATCATAAAAGCATCCTACAATATCTCAGATGCCATTAACAGCCAACTATGTATAACAAAATGTTTTTACTTTGTTTTCAATTTACATTATATCAGCCAAGGCATATTTTTACCAGTCAAAAAGGCACCCAAGCTATAAGCCTGAGTACCACAAATCTATATCAATATTCTATTATCATACCACCTTGAACATATTCTGTTTCAAAGGTTTATCATCCGTATCCGAAATCCCCATCTCTTTTCTGGCATTTTCCAATTCTTGCATCTTCTGAAGTTCCTTTTCTGCATCCTCAAGTCCTACATGGGTATACACATTGAGCGTCACAGCTATATCTGAATGTTCCATCAAATACTGCAATGTCTTAGGATTCATGCCAGATTTCGCCATATTAGAGCAATATGTATGTCTGCAAACATGAGGAGTAATATTGGGCATCTGAACCTTATAGATTTCATTATACCTGCTGACCATATGATTGAATCTGTGTTCCCAATGCATGGCTACAAGTGGCATTCCATCCTTGTCCAGAAAAAGGAATCCCGTATAACCATCTACCACTTTTTCAACCTTATAATCTGGTCTATCCTCAATAATTGCTCGAAACATCTCTGTCACTTCATTTGTCATTGGAATAACCCTTGTTCCGGCATTTGTTTTTGTTGGCTCAATTACATACTCTCTTTTGGAAGTTCTTTGCAGCTGATGATCAATATTGATGGTTCTTTTCTCTAAATCAATATCCCTCATCGTAAGTCCACAAAATTCCAAAATTCTCATACCCGTGTGAAAAAGAATATAAATCACTTCATAATATTTACAATAAACCACATCATCATGTATAAATTTCAAGAACCTTTGCATCTGGTCTTTTGTGACTGCTTCCCTTGTAACAGCATCATTAACTACCACTCCCGCTAATTCAAATTGGAAGGGATTTTTCATAAGAACATCATCATCCACAGCCATTTGAAATGCCGGACGAAGGACTCCTCGCACTGTCTTTATCGTGCTATGCCCTCTCCCATCTTCCTGCTGCATCTTTATCAGAAACAACTTTGCATCAGATGTCTTTATTTTCGATATCTTTTGACTTCCAAAAGGCTCATTTTTAAGAATATTTCTTACAAACTTATAATTGGCTAATGTGTTTGGTCGCATTCCCACCTTAGTCTTAAGATATCTCTCCACCAATTCATTTACAGTAATATTCTTTTCCAACGGATCCAATCGATTATCAAGATCGTAGCCTATCTGTTTTTCCAATTCTCTCAGAGAAAGACATGGCTTTTTACCAACCGGGAGTGGATCCGTAGGTTCTAATCTCCAACTATAAACAAAATGTGGTTTTCCACCTATATGATACTTAAACTGATACTTTCCATTTGCTCTTATTGATTCGCCTCTTCGGAGTACTCTGTGTTTTACTTCTGTGGTTCTTTCTAATTCTATTAATTCTTTAATGATTTGATTGTATAAGCTATAATCTACCTCACTATCAGTATCAGTTGCCGGCGTTCCCGGGTCTATTCTCTTTGTAATAATGTTTGTGCTTATTCTCTGATTGTTATCATTATCTCCAAATATACCGATACTTAAAAACGCAGGTTTATCCAACAATTTTCTTGGTATTTGCGAACCATCTATCCTGTCACCTTTTAAAATAATCCATGTTGCTTCATCCTTATCGTAAAGTCCCGTATAAAAAAGGATGGTCTTTTTATAACCATCCCATTCACTGCTAAAAGCAAATTCTATCTCTACCGTAGAAATATCTCCACTTGTAATTTCATCCTTCTCTTTCAACTCTGCAATTTCATTATTAACATATATTTTTATTAAACTCACTACTGCCTCCAATATTTAAAAAAGCACCTACCTTTTAAGTAGATGCCTTTTATCTTTATTATTCAAAATACATTTCCATTTTTTTATATTTACTCATAACCTCAGAATCTAAATCATTATAATCATTTGTATATGACTGCAAGTTTCCGTTTGGATTTGTTGCGAGACTTGTAAACTCTAAATAACAATCATAAAATTCTTTCAAAGTATCATAAGCTTCCTTATGTTCTTCTGGTGGATTTTTTAACTCTTTCATCAACTTTTCTACTGATTCCTGATTCTTTTCAATATCACTTATTTTGCCACTAAAAGATGTATCTGTCTGCAAATTGAGTAAAGCATCATTAAAATCAGAAACAAAAAAGCCATCAGGTTTAGTATATTCATCAGTTGAGGCATCCGTTTTTTCATAAATAGCATTGTACCAAACATCATGTATGAGTCCAGCTGCGGATTCAGCAGACGCACAACCTAAAAACATAGTAGATGTAGCAGACTCCAACTTATTATAATATGCCTTCGCACTCTTCTCCGCATTCTTTTTATCAATGCTATTTTTAGCAAAAATACCACCTATAATCGCTAATATAACTACTATCGCAACAGAAACAACCGTAATCACTTTTTTCTTATTTACGGAAACTTTTGTTACCTCCACCTTCTGTGGAACATCCTCTTGTTGTTTGAACGGTTTAGGGCATCCACAATTTGGGCAACTATCTAAACTTTCATCAAATTCACTCCCACATTCTTCACAAACAATTAGTTTAGGCTGCTCCTCTTTTTCAATAACATGTCCACATTTTGGACACACAGTAGCTTTGTCACTAATTTCTTTTCCACATCCGGGACATACTATTAAAGCCATAATTTTCCCTCCTTTGATATTACTTTTTTTATTATTAAAATTAATTATATTTTATCAAAACCACCTAGCATATACAATTATTTTCTCTATTTCTATAAAATAATATCGTCTTTAATCTTAAATTGTCTAAGATACTGAATATATGTCTTTAAATGATGCCTTTTTCTTTTAAATATTCTCTTAAATACTCTCTGTCTGTTCTTAATTTATGAAGCATTTCCCTTCTCTTATCCAGAAGCATAATTCCTAAGTCAACATTTTTATCTGGTAAATAATTAAATATCCTTGTCCATCTATCGACTATATTTTCCTCTGTAATATAATCATTTTCCAAATAAGTAATATTACTTTCCCCTTCATCAATAATATCCATTACTATAACATCATCTGCTCGATCGATTCTAATATCCAAATTTTCCGAATCAAAGCTAAGGTCAAATTTCTTCTCACTAATATCACTCAATTCATCAATTAACGATATTGGTATTCCTGTAAACCTTTCCAACTTATCTATGCTAGTATTATGTTTTGCTGCAAAATCTTCTCCAATAAAAAAAACGTACATACCCATCAAATAATAATACTGGTTCTTTCATAGTCCCTCCATTTCAACAATATGTTTCATTATATCACCCGATTACTAAAAAACCAATATTCCTCTTTGATCATATACTGATGTTGTTTCTTCTCCTTCATTTCTTAAGGCTCTATCAAGTGCCATAATCAATGCAATTGCACCATCAATTTTTTCAGTTGACTTAGCTTTGTCTGCTTTGATGTTTCCTGCTGGATCCTATCTAATGTATATATTATCCATATTCCATCGACGAACTGAATGCCCACCATGTGCAATTTTTTGTTCTAATGTTAATCTCATAAGTTCCTTTGTTGGAGATGACATTGATGCAAATCCCTGCCCCATAGCCACAACATTAAATCCCATTCCTTCAAGATTCTGTACCATCTGTACCGCTCCCCATCTATCAAATGCTATATCACGGATATTAAATTTTTCTCCAAGTTGCTCTATGAATTTTTATATAAATCCGTAATAAACTACATTTCCCTCTGTTGTTTGTATGTATCCTTGTTTTTCCCAGACATCATAATTCACGTGATCTCTTCTCACTCTAAGATCTAGTGTTTCTTCTGGAAGCCAAAAATAAGGAAGTACATAATATTTATCATCTTCATATTCTGGTGGAAACACAAGACAAAATGAAGTAAGATCAGTGGTACTTGAAAGATCAAGTCCCCCATAACATACACGTCCCTCCAGGTCATCCTCATTAACAGGGAATGAGCAGGCATCCCACTTTTCCATTGGCATCCATCTGATACTCTGCTTTACCCACTGGTTCAGCCTTAACTGACGGAATGCATTCTCCTCTCCCGGATTCTGCCTTGCTGATTCACAGGCATCTTCAACCTTATCAATTCCGATTGTTTCGCCAAGAGATGGATTGGCTTTCTTCCAAACCTCCGGGTTTGTCCAATCTTCATCAACTCCTGCACCAAATATCACAGGATAAAATGTGCTGTCATGCTTTCGACCCTCCATAATATCCAAAGCCTTTTGGTGTACTTCATAACAAATATTCTCTGTGTTATTTCCTGCTGTTGTTATCAGGAAATATAGTGGCTGCATTCTTGCATCACCAGAACCTTGCACCATAACATCATATAATTTACGGTTTGGTTGTGTATGCAATTCGTCAAAGATAACACCGTGTGTATTGAAACCGTGTTTGTTAGAAACATCAGCTGACAGCACTTGATAAGTACTCTTTGTCGGAATATACTCTAACTTCTTCTGTGACTCATATATTTTGACTCGCTTACTGAGTGGTTTGGAAAAACGCACCATATCAGCAGCTACATCAAATACAATTTTTGCCTGATTCTTATCTGCTGCACAACTGTATATCTCACCACGCTGTCCCCCTTCGCATAATAGTAATAATGCCACGGCAGCCGCCAGTTCACTCTTCCCATTCTTCTTTGGGATTTCCACATATGCCATATTAAACTGTCTATAGCCATTCAGCTTTATCGTTCCAAATACATCCCTTATAATCTGTTCCTGCCAACCCATCAGCAAGAACTTCTTCCTTGCCCATGTTCCTTTTGTGTGACACAGATTTTCTATAAAATTCACTGCAAAATCTGCCTCAGACTTATCATAGTGAAAATCCTCTGCCATGAATCTAGTCGGTTTATATTTTTTCAGTTTTCTCACATGATCACCTCCACGAAAAAAGGAACTCCGGAGAGTTCCCGTTTTGAGTTTTATTTTACTTTGGTTAATGCCCATGCCATCGCATGGCCTGCATCCTCAAATTCTTCTTTTCTTTCAATTCTTGAAATCCTGCACTCGCATCTTCCTAATCCTGTTTCTTCTGGAGTTTCGATTAGTTCATAAACATCCGCAATGCTCCCTTTAAAGCAATGATCCCAAACTTCAATTGTATAATCTCCGTAGTCCAGTACTGCTGAATTCATGCATCCGTAAAGTTCCATTCCAATTTTTTCTGCTCTTCATTACAAACTCCAATGCTCTAAAGGGCTTCTCTCGTGCCACAATCGGGGCAGATTTTCGTTTTTCCATCTACTCTTGAACTGCAAGGTGGTTCATATATGTCTGCCCACAAATGGGGCATGCTCTTTTCTGTTGATTTTATTTAATCTTCTTTACAGTCCCATATTTCTTTCCATAGCAAATGGTCTTTGTGGTATGTATCTTTCTACATGAGTCTTCACCATAGACAACTCCTAGATGATATCCATTATCCCATATCACATGAATCGTACCTGTATCATCCACACAGTCAACAGTGCCCCTTGTACCTGTCGGCATATCACGGTATGGGGCATTCATAGATACAAGTTCAACCCTTGTACCCGATGGATATTCTTTCTTCACAGATTTAACTATATTTCTTGGTGGGAAAAACATTACTGCTCACCCCCTTTCTTGGCTCCATTCTTAAATGCTGATGAACCGTTCAGTTTGGAAAGCAGTAATTTTCTATCAGCTTTGTACTCATCTCCGATAAATCCAAGCCTTAAAAGAAAGCATCGGAATGCATATTTCTCATTTTCATTTTCTGTTGGCTTGGCTGTGATTCTTTTCTGTTTCAT